CCTTGGCTCCTCGTCAAGTGTGCGCCCCCCGTAATGCTCTTCCTGAGACTACCCTTTACGTGCCCCTTCACTTCTGGTTCTGCACCAACCCTGGACTTGCTTTACCTTTGATTGCTCTTCAATACCACGAAGTCAAGATCAACCTTGATATCAGACCTATTGACGAGTGCTTGTGGGCTGTTACCACCTTGAGCTGCAACTCTGGAGCTCAAACCTCTGGACCTGTCATTGCTGCTAACCAATATGCCCCTGGACGCCCTGTTCCTGCTGCTATTGCCTACAATCAATCTTTGGTTGCTGCCTCTTTGTATGTTGACTATGTGTTCTTGGACACGGATGAACGAAGACGCTTCGCTCAAAACCCCCACGAATACTTGATCACTCAGCTTCAATTCACTGGAGACGAGTCTGTTGGTTCTTCCAGCAACAAGATCAAGCTCAACTTCAACCACCCCGTGAAGGAGCTTATCTGGGTTGTCCAGCCTGATCAAAACGTAGATTATTGCTCATCTTTGGTGTGCGATGCTCTTTTGTTCAAGGTTCTTGGTGCCCAACCCTTCAACTACACCGATGCGATTGATGCTCTTCCCAATGCTATCCATGCTTTCGGAGGACCTCAAGCTATTGCCCAAGACAGCCGATCATACATTGATGCCCGTGGTCTTTTCAATGATGCTGGTGCTTTGGATACCTATGATATTCCTGATGGTTTCACTGGATACTGGCATGGACCCAACAACCCCTACAATGAGGCCAACATGGGAGGACCTGCTGTTCCTATCCCTGATGGACTTGACCCCACTGTTCTTGCTCAGCTTCAAGCCCTTCAAGGAGGACCCCACATGGACAACTCCACTGTCTCTGATGCTGGAACTTTCGTGTTGACTGAGACCTCTTTGGACTTACATTGCTGGGGACAAAACCCTGTTGTCACTGCTAAGCTTCAACTCAATGGACAAGATCGCTTCTCTGAGCGTGAAGGATCTTACTTCAGCTGGGTTCAACCTTACCAAGCCCACACTCGATGCCCTGATGAAGGTATTAACGTGTACAGCTTTGCTTTGAGACCCGAGGAACACCAACCCTCAGGAACTTGCAACTTCTCTCGCATTGATAACGCCACACTCCAACTTGTGCTCTCAAATGCCACAGTTGAGGGAACAAAAACCGCCAAAGTGCGTGTATATGCTACAAATTACAATGTGTTAAGAATTATGTCTGGCATACAGTTAGCCTGTGCCAAACAGTTGGCTGCCATATTAGATATTTGCTTACTAATATGGGTAAACAGTGTAAAGCAAATATACATTCAACAACAACAGAATGTATTATATAACCAGCTAGTCTCTTTGTGACTATTCAGTCATTTTGAGGCAACATTTCTAAATTGCAGGAACATCCTTAGAGCCTTTTCTACTACTTTGTTGATCGAAAGTTTAACAAATACCCAGGGTAATGGCCTCGGGCATAGTAATAACGAAAAGGATTGGATAATCCGCAGCCAAGCTCCTAAGTGCGATATAGCAAGCATATGGAGAAGGTTCAGAGACTATAATGGAATGGGTCTGAGAAAGTTAGCAACTTTTGATGAGGACTTAAGGGATAGTCCATACTCAAATAGAAATATTTGGGTTTGCTGTATGCTGCTCGGGGTGGGTTAGCATATTCAAATTAAAGTAACTAAGAATATTTTTATATTAATTACAAATAAAAACAACTTAAAGATACATTCATATTATAAGTTATAATATGAATTACAAAATTTCATATGATTTTGATGCAGAATTAAATTGTGGCATTATTCGTGTTAATGACAATAATGTCCTAATGGATTTTGTAGATTTATTTTCAATCATAAATTTTGACAAAAACTTCATTCATTATGAACCTACTGTAAAAAAATATCCATATTATTTTCGTAACAACCAAAAAATATCATATTTAGAACATATATATAAATTTGATGCTTCAAATATCGACTATATATTTAAGAATAATAATTCTTTTGATTTGAGAAAAAGCAACGTTCAAATTGTTCATTCTTTTCATAAACAAGTTGCATCTAAATACAGTATCATTAATTACATTTTAGGTCATTTTTCTGAAACTGGAAATGATGCATATGTTATGAAAAATCCTATGTGGAAAATTATAGAAAATGATAATGAATATTGGTTAATGTATTGTGAAAAGGACACATTGATAAAATTATGTGAGAAATCGCTTTGTAAAATTCGTGAATATGAAAATATTTATCACAAAAAAAACACATTTTTTAGGCATTTTAATGGATATGTTCATAGCACAAATGGATTATACATCCATCAAATAATTACAGGATGTTATGGTAATGGTAAAGGAACCAAAAATATAAGTGTAGACCATATAGATCAAGACCCATTAAATAATACTTGGGAAAATCTTAGAATTGCAACAAGAGAGGAACAAGAAAAAAATTCAAAGGGAATTAAACCAGGAACAAAAAGAGAAAGAAAACATAGCGCAAAACAATTGCCTGATGGAATAACACAAGATATGCTTAAAAAATATGTAGTTTATTATAAAGATTATGCTGATAAAGAAAAAAAACGAGAAAGAGAATATTTTAAAATAGAGTGTCATCCTAAATTAAGTAAAATATGGATAGGAACAAAGGCAAATAATATTTCAATACAAGAAAAACTGCTACAAGCTAACAAAGTTGTAGATGATTTAGACAATGTAAATGAACTTTTATCTTAATAATAAACAACTTAAAGACAAGAGTATATAATACTATATACCCAATGGATCAATCTGATATAGAACAAGATAATGAAAAGCATCTAAATAGGTTTAAATTGGAACCACCTTGTCCATCTTATATAGCCGGATTTATAGATGGAGACGGTTGCATTTTTATAAGAAAAATAAAAGGTGGGTTTCAATCTGGAATTAATATTTCTCAGTGTAGAACAAATATATTACAAATTATTCGTTATCATTTTGGAGGAAGTATAACTACAACTTCAAGTAGAAATCATAAAATTGATAATATAATGAATGAAAATCAAGAAACAATTCATAAGCATAATATAAGAAACCAATATTCACTTACAATCAGAAGTAATGAATATGTTTTATTTTTAGAATATCTAAAATATTCTTTTATAATTAAAGAACCACAATTTAATGCATTATATCAATTTAGTAAAATTTGTAATCAACAAAATATGATCGAAAAAAAACAAGAATTATATGAATTATGTTTAAATAAAAAAAATACGTTTAAATATGATATATCAAGATTGAATATAGGATATATTCAAGGATTATTTGATGCTGAAGGATGTATTTACATTGATAATAAAAAAATGTCTCGATTTAAAATATCAATTACACAAAAAACTCATCCACAAATTCTAATAGAAATTCAACAATTTTTAGGCTTTGGGAAAGTAAACTCAGAAAATAAATATGTTATATATAATAGACAAGATTGTTTAAAATTTATTGAACTAATGAAACCTGGTGTGATTGTAAAATACAATCAGGTTATCGCATTTGAAACTTTTTTAAATACAGCTGATCAATTTACTAAAAATGAAATGTATAAAATTTGTAATAAAGAAAAACATCAAGTAGAACATTTTACTAACTTAAATAAAAATGAACATAGTAAAGAAAATTTTCAAGAAATTATAAATATTAAAGAAAATAAAAAAATAGTTTGTAAAGAAATAATATTAAAACAAGTGTATAAAGAAAAATCTGAAAAAATGATGGGGTCTGGTAATCATAATTATGGTAAAGTATTTTCAGAAGAACATAAGAAAAAAATATCAGACGCGATCCGAGATGCAAAAGGAGGGGTTAGCGATGAAACTATTTTAGAAGTAAGAAAACTTGTTAAAGAAGGAAAAACAAATGTTGAAATACAAGAAATTCTACAATTATCAAGACACAATGTAACCAGAATAAAATGTGGAAATATTATTTGTAGAACAGAAGAAAAGATGGTTAAGGATAAAACAACTCAAGAAGAACGGAATATTGCGAAACGTAAAATAAATTTAGATGAAATTTTCATTGTAATCGATAAATTGATTAAAAATGATAATCCTACTGTAATATTAGATTTTTTAAATGATAGACGACATAGTTATAAAAATTATGATTATTTAAATATTGATGTTGTAAAAAATATAAAACGAAGTATTAGTCAAAATAAAATGCCTTTTTATCAGTGCGAAATGTCCGTAGAAGATTATGAATATTATAAACAAGCAATCGAAAAATATTGTATTAGATTAAATAAAATATAAACAATTATATCTATTATTTATAATGGAAAATAAATATAAGGCTAAATATAATCAAATCAAAACTGATAGAAGAGCTTACAAACGAACAAAAAAACGGTCTATAACAGGAGATGATGTTATTTTTATTTTTGAAAAGGTTATAGAAGGCTGGAAAACGATTAAAATTTTTAATACACTCATCCAAAGAAATCCATTGTCTTTAGTAGACAAAAAAATTGTACAATTAGTATCAACTGGAAATTGTAAAGTATATCCAAATGAATTATCTAAGGAAAGATATGATTACTATTTGCATTTAAGATCTATGGTATATGATTTTTATAAAACTAATATTAATTTCAAAAATAACAATTTAAATAAATCACTTCAAAATACTTATATGTCTCATACAGAACCAGTAATTTTAATTTTTGGTGCGAATGGTTGGATCGGTTCCAAGGTATATAATTTGTTAGTTGATATGAATAAAAATGTCTTCAAGGCAAGATCGAGGGCGGATGATTCTGTTTCTGTGGAAAAAGAAATTCAAGACATTGGGAACATTTCTCAAGTCACCCATGTAATGAGTTTCATTGGGAGAACACACGGAATATATGAAGGCGAAACAATCGGGACCATTGATTATTTGGAGAAGCCTGGAAAACTTGTGGAAAACATTCGAGACAATTTATTTTCTCCTGTAACTTTGGCTGAAATTTGTAAGAAGCACAATATTCATTTCACCTATTTAGGAACAGGATGTATTTTTGATTACGATTCGGAGCACCCATTTGGAAGAGTAGATACAGGATTCGTTGAGAGCGATCTACCAAATTTCTTTGGATCATCCTATTCTATAGTGAAGGGATATACAGATAGATTAATGCATACTGTTTACAATAATTCCGTATTGAATGTTAGAATCCGAATGCCCATCACAGATGAAATAAATCCACGCAATTTTATAACAAAAATTACAAACTACAAGAAAATTTGTTCAATTCCCAATTCAATGACTGTCTTAAATGAGTTGCTACCCATATTAATTGATATGGCGTTTAAAAATCAAGTTGGTACAATTAATCTAACAAACCCAGGTTTGATTTCACATAATGAAATTTTAGAAATGTATAAAGAAATTATAGATCCTGATTTTGTGTGGGAAAATTTTACGATTGAAGATCAAAATTCCGTTTTAGCATCTAAAAGATCGAATAACTGTTTAAATACGGAGAAATTAGAATATCTCTCAAATGTGAAAAACATTAAGGAATCTGTTAGAGATATTTTGTTTCAAATGAGGTCAAATGTTTAACAAACAAATAATATAATAAATTGACTTTAGAAGTTAGAAGAAGCGTTGTAAAATAATAAATAATCTATGTGTTTTATTTATTATGAATTTATTAGTTACAGGTGGTTGTGGATTTATTGGATCCAACTTTGTAAATTATTATTTCAAAGAAAATTCACTCGCAAATATTGTGAATATAGATGCAATGTACTATTGTGCCTCCGAAACAAATATTTCAGAAGAAATCCGGAATTCAGATCGTTACCATTTAGTAAAAGGTAATTTGTGTTCTTTTGATTTAGTTTCGAATATTTTAAATATTTACAAAATAGATACAGTAATTCATTTTGCTGCTCAGTCTCATGTCCAGAATTCATTTGATAATGCTCTTCAATATACACACGACAATGCAGTAGGTACTCATACACTATTGGAGGCGTGTCGAAAGTATGGTAAAATACAGAAGTTCATTCATATTTCCACCGATGAAGTATATGGGGAATCTATGTTGTCTGAAAACGAAGAGAAAAAGCACGAGGGATCTGTTTTGTGTCCAACGAATCCATATGCTGCCACCAAAGCGGCTGCTGAATTAATTGCAAAATCATATTACCATTCTTTTAAAATGCCAATTATAATTACTCGTGGAAACAACGTGTATGGACCAAATCAGTATCCTGAAAAATTGATCCCGAGATTTGTTGAATTACTTTTAAAAGGGGAAGCAGTTACAATACAAGGAGATGGTTCGAATGTGAGAGCATTTTTACACGTGAATGATGTGTGTAGTGCATTAAAATTAGTTTTGGAAAAGGGCGAAATTGGGGAAATATATAATGTGGGCAGCGATGATCATCACGAATACACTGTGTCGCAAATCGCACATATATTAATCAATAAAATTAGAAAGACAAATAAATGTGATGAATGGATTAAATACATAGAAGATCGTCCATTTAATGACAAACGATATTATATTAGTAATCAAAAGGTGAAAAATTTAGGTTGGACAATTGATGTTGATTTTAATGAAGGGATTGATGAATTGATTGAAAAAATGAAGGCAAATATACATAATTGAATGTAATTAATTTATCAGCGATTTTTATATTTTCTATTTTGTTTCCTTGTTTTCTTATGTTTTCTACTTAATTTTTGATTATTATTTTTTTTATATTTTTTAATTGATGAACCACCTAATAAATAAACATATCCTGTGGCTAATCCAGCAAGGGTCCCTGTTGCAGCAGAAACCATTTGAGATACACTTTTATTTTTGTTAGTATCTTGATTTTGTGATTGTATTTCAGAGTTATTCTCTGTAGTAACAGATTGTTTCAACGTAGTATTGTCAAATTGTTCTTCATCATTTAAATTATTTTCTTCTATTTTTGTGATCAGATTATCCAATTCTGTAATAACAGTATATTCAGGTGTTCTTTTATTGTCTAATTCCAAATTGTCTATTGATTTAATGCAAGAAAAAAAGGGAAACTTTTCAAATATAGTTGGTTCTGTTTGTTTAATTTTTTCAAATCGTTCATTATCAATAATCCAACGGAATTGTTGATACGCATTGTATTCATTTTTATAAAAATCATATATTTCGTAAACGAATATAATAGCGATTATTATTTGTACATCATTTGTAAATTTGAATCCAATAAAATGACACGAGGTTTTTAAAATGACTATATTAAATGGTTCCTCTTCTACTGTGATGTATATATTATAATTGCCTAATAATTTATCCATCATTTTTTCAGATTTACCAAACAATCTACAAATTTTTGTATAATTTTGTTTCATATATTTTTTGTCTGCCGGATTGATATTATCGTAATCGGTTTGAGTATATGACAAAAATGGTGCATCCATTGTATTCATTTTGCTCAAAAATTTTTCATAAATAGCGGTAGTATTTTTTGTAATTAATAAAAAAGAAATCAATAAATACAATCTATATTTTTTGTATTCAAGGGGAACATCATTTTTATATTTATCAAATAAAACAGTGTCCATTTTTTCAAAAATCAAAGGCATAAGTTTACTTGATACACACTTTGCCCGATCTTCAATATCAATAAAATTTTTATATGAACACATATTTTTAGCAATCTCTGTGTTAAACAAAAATTTTTTATTTGAATACATAACATTAATTACATTCAATTCACGAGCAAACTGCCATACAATTTTTTTTAATGCCTTATCTGTAATTTCATCATATGAAACAGAATGGAAGCCATTTTTATTTCTATTATGAAAATCATTAAAAAAATCAATAGAAATATCGTCCAATGTTTTGTTAGTCCCCTTGTTATGAAAGCCTAATTCTTCCACCAATGCGTCGAATGGATTTGTAACAAGAGTAGAATCAAAATTCAAGCCCTTCAATTTACTTATTTTTTTATTTTCTTGATTAATTCCGTCATAAAACAACTTTTCATTACACGATGAAAAGAGATTATTAATCGCTCCACCGGTATTTGTGATCTTTTTTTTATATTTTTTATATTTTTTGTATGATTTATTTTTTTTGTGTGTTTTCGATTTGTTTTTGTTCCTATTTTTATTTTTATTTGTCATATAATAATCAAATAAAAATAATATTATTATTTAGGGTTATAAGTTTAATTTGTATTATTTATGTTACGTTTTTTTAATTATCATCTTCATCATATTCTTCATCATCGTCTACATATTCATTCGTTTGTTTTTCTGACGTTTCTTCATAATCTATTCCATTCCATTTTACATTCTTGGAATTGAATAGTATATTCATATTTATAACTTCAGGCTTCGATTCGGAATGAAATCGGGTAAATAGCGTTGTTATCTGTTCGTCATCTCTGAAACGAGCACTATATTCCTGTTGAATATTATTACGCCCAATTCGCCCTAAAGCCTGAATAATTTTCTCTTGAGTTAATTTAAGATCCTTGCTTAAATATCCGTGACAAAACTGATAGTTTGTTCCGTAAATATAATCGCTGTCTGCGATGATTAAATATAATTTCTGGGTGTCCGCTAATTTTTTCATTATTTCAGTGTAATCACTGCTTTTATGTTCTGTAAATACACCAATGCCAAGCAATAACAGAACCTTCCAGCTGTCATCAACATCACTCAATGACATTATGGAAGTAATATAATCTTCATCCACGCTACTTGTAAAGGCATTACCTGCAACCATATTTTTCGCCCATTTTTCCTTGTGAGCATTTCGATTTGGTATAAATAGATCATTCATTGTAGCACTTTTGATCATTCCATTTAATAAGATGAGTTGCTCTCGAAGTTTCACGATTTCCTTGTCTTGTGACTTGTCAATCATATCCCCGGCGACTTTATTTTTTTTCTTTGAATCTTTACTAAAATTACTGGAAGCACCAGATCCAGAAGTTTTTTTCGTGATTTGTTCCTGAGCACATTCCAACTCAGCTTGAACCAACGTTATTTTCTCAATAATTTCATTATTGAAATCTAATTTGTCCTGGATGTCTTTCATAACACTCGCGGGGATATTCGATTGCTGAATACAAAACTTCGCAATTTTTGTGACATCGTTTGCTAAGAATATAGTAGGTCCGTCCGTAAGAGTATACGCATCTTTTGTCGTAACATAGATCGCAGAACTTCCTGGAGGTGGTTCGTTACTATTATTATTACTTGGTAAAATTTGCTCACTTTGGGTCCGAACTATATCCCCCGTTGGCTTAGATAAAGATATTCCAGGGCCAATGCTGGATACTTTTTGTAAAGGGTTGCCTTTCGGATCCACTGTAGTATTGTGTTGTATTTTTTTTGTCCTTATCTGCGAAAAGTGCGAGTGAATTTGGAGCCACGCATTCGGAAGAATATTTTTCAGAGTTTTTAGGTAATACATTTTAATTGTCTGCATCGTTATTTCCTCAGCGCTCATAAAATTTCTGGCAAATGTTGCGGAAGATTTAATTAATTTATTTTCTTCAACATATAGGATAAATTTAGATGCTTCTGTGAGATCGAAGTATCTCAATAGCGTTAAATTTTCCTCGCAGTGTTGAATGATTTCAAGAACCTTGTTATAATCGTCGCTAATATAATGCGGCATAACAACATATCCATTATTATTTAGGATTGGAATTGTTTTGCGACAATCATGACTGACAATATTAAATATTCGCGGTTGTTTAATTACAGAAGCAATTGTAAACGTGGCTTCATCTACTTTACAGAAAGAATAGTTATTAAACTTGCGATTAAAATCTTCAATAGTGAGATTTAATTCGTGCATTTTCGGCAAAGTAGCAGAAGACAACACAACATTTGGAATTATATTGTCTTTCCAATTTTTCTTAATGACTTGATGTAACTCGTGATCTTCATAGTCCATTGTGATAGTCGGTTCATCCCAATAGGTTATAATATCCTGTGACTTATTAAATGACGTCATATAATACATTGCCGGCAAATAAGAACGAATATCACAAATAATGATTTCTACTTTGTCACCAATCGAATTGTCTACTTTTCGAATACCTCCACTATGCCAATCCTTTGTGTATTCTTTGGCTGCAAAGTAGTGTAGACGTATGTCGTTCGCACTGGAACAACCAAACGCAAATGCGATGCGTTTATTCATAGAAATCGCCGATCTTGCTAATGCTAATCCAACATGTCGTGCTGCACAAACAAATATAACCTTGTTATTTTCAGAGAGGCCTAAGGGTGTTAGGGTTTTTCCAGTGCCGGTAGGCGCAATGTATAGCACCAATTTAGGTCCTTCTATTTTAGAAATCGTGTATATTTCCTTTTGATGTTCGTAGAGCTGTAAATCGCCATATTTTAGTAGATTTTCGTTACGCTCGATGTAATCATAAGCATTTCTGGCGATTTCAATAAGCTCGACTTCTTTTTCTAAATTTTCCAATATAGTCGCAATCGTCATTTTGATGTATTTATTGACCTTGTCGATATTGTTGGTCATCAAATTCACAAGCGTGTAATAATGGAATAACCATAATTTATTATTGGTCGCCTTGTGCGTAAACATTTTTTCTAAGTGTTTTAACAGAACAAATTCGTAAATCTGCGTTGTCTCTTCGTTGATTGCGCTGAATTGTCCGATACGAATTTGGTCACTGCTTTTTAATTTAATAATCGAACAAATTTTTATATTACAAATCGTATTGTTGTTTTTGTCCTTTTTAACTTCCTGGTCTGGTTCAGGCTGTCCATTATCTTTTTTAGGGCGATACTTGTTCGTATCATTCGTAAACTTAATATACGAAATATTGTGCACATCGAGTAACGTTTTAATTCGTGTCGCGAAATGTTTATTGTAAAGAAAGTCTTCCATTTGCTGACTGTATTCTATCTTTAGAAACGTAAAGAGAGAATTTGTTTTATTCATTTTTATATTCACATTGTGAAACCCAACGGTTATTAATTTTAAAATATCTGATTCTTGATCAGAAACAGGGATTTCAATAGAATCCCATTCTGATTTAGATAATTTGCGTTGTTTAAGATCCATTTTTGGCGAGTGAGTGTTGTATTTATAGTCTATGCATATCTCTTTAAGTATGTTTTCAAATTCAATTTTATTTCCACCTTTGAAAAGGTGGAGCCAAACATATTTATTCCTTATACCTTTTCAAAGGTGGAAATAAAATTGAAAAATAAACGGGTTAAAAAGAAGTATTCATATATGATATAACAAATACAGAAATGTCTCAAATCTCGAAAAAAATCCAAGTTGTTTCGTTCGATGGCAGTATCGGATCAGGAAAAACCACCATGATGGAACGTGTAAGAAAACATTATGAAAACAATCCAAATGTGATATTTGCATGTGAACCGGTCGATAAGTGGTCAAATATCAAAGACTTAACCGGAACAACTATTTTAAACTTGTTTTACAAAGATCAAGAGCAGTATGCGTTTTCATTTCAAATGATGGCGTATATTTCCAGATTATCTGGATTAAGAGAAATCGCAAGAGCAAATCCAGATAAAAAAATTACAATTATTACAGAGCGCAGTTTATACACAGATAAATATGTGTTTGCGAAAATGTTATACGACCAAGGAAAAATCAAGGAAGTTGAATATCAAATATACTTAATGTGGTTTGATGAGTTCGCCAAGGATTTTGAAGTAGATAATGTAATATACATTAAAACCGATCCTGAAAAATGTTATGAAAGGATACATACCAGAGCAAGAGAAGGAGAAGAACTCATTCCATTGGCCTATTTAGAAGAATGTCATAAATACCACGAAGAGTTTCTACATCCAAATTCGGGGTTATTTCAAAAACAGTTGGTCTTGGATGGAAACCAAGACATATTTAAAAATAACAATGTAGTGAGCGAGTGGATCGATCAAATTGATGCGTTTATTATGACACCGCCTGCTACATTAATTTAATATGCTATTTATTTAATAAAATAAACTTAAAATGATATTTAAAATGATATATATATATTACAAAAACAGACAATGTTACCTATTGAAATGATAAATAAAATATTTGTTACTATTTGCGAAGTAAATAATAATGTTATTATAACACAATATCACCCAACTACAAATAAAAAATACTACAAAATCAATTTTAATAGTGATTTATTATGGAAAATAAAAGCAGTTCTTGTAATGAAACAACTTTATCCGTTACTTAATAGTGATTTTACTAACAAAGGTAACATAGACCTATACAAATTTGGCACTGAGCATTATGAAAGAAAGTTAAGGTTTCCTGATAAATAATATTAAAATATAATATTTTTTCTTTGTAAAGTGTATTTACGTATTTAATGATTATTTAAATAATTATAATTATTAAATGGATCCAAAAATGAATGAACTAACAACGGATATTGTTGTTAGTTGCCCCCATTGCGAAGACCCTGTTTTAATCGAAAAATTAAATTGTCATATTTTTAGACACGGAACTTTCATTACGAATGGCCAACAAATCAACCCACATTCTACAAAGGAAGAATGTGATCACTATCTTCGTAATAATATGATTTATGGCTGTGGCAAACCGTTTTGCATTGTTATAAAGAATGAGAAGAATGAGAATAATGAAAAAAAAGAATACATTGCTGTCATTTGTGATTATATTTAGAGCAACTCGTATTTTAAATGCCGACTTTATTTCTAATTTAATTTTTTGTTATGAATACAATTTTTGAAGGAATGCGTCTAAATATTTTTTCAATCAAAAGTGGAATTAATACACCATCCTTTGTTCTTGGATATCTAATCCAAGGCAAGGAATATGTATTGTCTTCAATCTTAATCGAACTAACAATAACATCAGTTTGTCCTCTATAAACAACATTATCTTTATATTTATTAAATATGTCATCACTAACTATGACAGTTCTATAATAATCATTATTATAGATAACCAAATCTTCCTCGAGATAATAATCAAACGAGAAATTATTTTTTTCATATTCACAATCAAACCCTGCTTCCCCTATAATATTAATAAC